TTTAAAGAAGTACCAATAACTATTGCTGACAATCTTACACCTGAACAGATAAACGCATATAGAATAGCTGATAATAGAACTGCCGAAGAATCCGAGTGGGATAGTGAATTACTTAAAATGGAAATAAAAGATTTAGAAGCTAAAGATTTTAAATTAGACTTATTAGGTTTTAATGAAGATCAATTAAACGATATGTTATTTGAGGAGAAACAAGGTTTAACTGATGAAGATGAAGTTCCTGAAGCACCTGAAGAACCTATATCTAAACTAGGTGATATTTGGAAACTTGGTAATCATAGGCTTATGTGTGGTAATTCTGTTGATTATGAAGATGTGCATAAATTAATGGATAATAAAATTGCTGATTTGGTAAATACTGACCCTCCGTATGGAGTCAATTATCAATCTAATATGAGAACAAAATCAGAAAAATTTGATGTAATTAAAAATGATGACAAAATATTAGATATAACACCCATGATAGATAAATTTTCAAAAGGTTGGGTTTTTATTTGGACTACTTGGAAAGTTATTGATAAATGGCTTGATAATACAAAATCTTTTGGATTTCCTACTAACATGGTTGTATGGCATAAAGGAGGTGGTGGTATTGGAGATTTAAAAAAAACATTTTCAACAGATTATGAAATGGCATTAGTATTTAATCGTGGTGCTGAATTATGTGGTAAAAGAATTGGTAGTGTTTGGAAATTACAAAAGGATAAAGCTATAAAATATAAACACCCTACACAAAAACCTGTAGAATTATCAGTTGAGGCAATAGATAAAACAACTAATCCTAAATCTATTGTAATGGATTTATTTTTAGGTTCAGGTAGTTCATTGATTGCGTGTGAAAAAATGGATAGAATATGTTATGGTATGGAATTAGACCCTAAATATTGTGATGTAATTATTAAAAGATGGGAGAACTTCACAGGGAAAAAGGCAGAGTTAGAAAATGGACAAAATTAAGGCAAATAAGACAGAAAAAAGACAGGGTGCTGGAAGACCCAAGATAGTGGTCGATATAGAAATCTTAAAGAATCTAGCCTCTATTGGCTGTCCTGACTATGAAATAGCTAGTGTGCTTAATATATCAGCTAAAACACTTAAAAGAAATTATGCACATATTGTAGAGGAGTTTAAAGAAAAGGGTAAAGCAAGTCTAAGAAAGAAGATGTGGGATAAGGCAGTTAAGAAAGATAATACCCATATGCAGATTTGGTTAAGTAAAAACTATCTAGGTATGAAAGATAGAACTCAAACTGAATCCATTGTTGAGCCTTTACCTTTAATAATAGACGCAAAAGCAGATGAAATAGATGGCTAAAAAAAAAGGTAATTTATTTGGTGCAACTATTGAATACACTAAAACAACCAAAGGAACTTCTATTGGTAGAAAGCCAATAACAAGTACAATGAATAAAAACAAACGAAGACAACGAGGGAAAGGAAAAAATCGTGGACAAGGTAAATGAAATTGGAGAGAATACATTTTTAAAACTAAGACAACAGAGAGATCAAGCAAGATCAGAATGTGATCAAGCAAAGATTCAAAGAGATGTAGCTTTAAGAAAATTAAATAAGGCTTTACAGATCGCTAAAGATTTAAGGAAATTAGTAGAGCATGGAAACTAAAAGGCCTAACTTTTATCCAAATGGCGAGGTAATAGATTATTCTTTACCTCAATCATTTACTAAAGCATTAAAAGGAAATAGCTGTGGAGATTGTGGACTCTACAGTAACAAGTGGTCATTCTGTGGTAAGTGGGGTTCTAAGGGAGTTAAAGATACTTATGTTTGCCACGAATGGAGAAAAAGACACTTCAAGAGATAAAACTTCAAATTTAGATTGTTGTATGATATTTAGTTTATTATGGCTAAATATAAAAACAAAACTGTTAAACTTAACAAACCTATGCGTGGAGATGTTAAGAAGTTTAAAGTATTTGTAAAAGATAGATCATCTGGCAGAGTTAAAAAGGTTAATTTTGGCTCTAAGGAAATGTCAATTAAGAAACATATTCCAGCAAGAAAGAGATCATTCATGGCTCGTATGGGTGGAGTTCTTAAAAAGGTAAGAGGCCAAAAGACTCTATCTCCAGCATATTGGAGTATCAGAGCATGGCAGAAAGGTTTTAAATTATGATTGATAAATACATTGTAAAATTTTTATCAGCTATAGATAAATTCTGTGAGGGTCTTGCAAAGACATTAACTAAAAAGAAAAAAAGATGAGAGATACTAAAGTTTTAGAATCGTTTAAAAAACACTCAGAGAAGAAGTTAAAAGAAATGAATATATTTAAGAACTTAAAACAAGAAGTAAATCATGGTGCTAATGGCACTCAACAGTATGTAATTAAAAAAGGTATTAACAAAGGTAAAGTTGCTAAATGAGGATTAACATGAATTATTATTTTACAGGTAGTATCATTATTGCATTTGTCTTACTAACTTTATTGGTTGCACCATTATGAGAATATCTGAAAATACATCTGTAAGTATGCCAATTCGCAATATGGCTATGATAATTTTAGGTGTAGCTATGGGTGTCTTTGCATATACAGAAGTTACTGCAAGACTAACAAGCCTTGAAACATCAAGAGAATTATTCCAAGCTGATCTACTTAAAAAATCTGAACAACTTCCAACTGATCAAGAACAATATATGTTGATAGAAGATTTATATAAGACAACAGAAAAATTAGAATTAACTCAAGAACAAAACATGACGAATAAAGTTAATATACAGTTTTTAAGAGATCAATTAGATAAAGCGTTAGCTGATGTTGAAGATTTAAAAGATAAGGTAAGACAAAATGGAAACAATTATTAGTAGTGTGGTTGCATTGTGTATGTTTGTTGCTGGAGAGTTAAAAGAACATAGAATCCAAGAGAAAATGTCTGATTGCCTAAAAGGTAAAAGAGAAGCTGAAAGAAATGCTAACAATAATATTGAATACAAATGTGGCAAAGTACAAGCAGAACTTGAAGAAAATATTGATGGCAGTAAATCTATTAAAAAGATAGTGTCTAAACAATGAAATTTATTTTAATATTTTCTCTCTGCTCTGCAATTACAGGATATTGCCAGAACCCTATAACAGTTCAAAAAGAATTTAACTCATGGACAGAATGTGTTAAGGGTGGAGCAGAAGTTACTATAATAACCACAGAAAATTATTCAGAAAGATTTAACAAGGAAAAATTATACATATCTTACTTTTGTAATGAAAATAACTCTGACAAAACCCCAGCTTAAAGTATCATCAAGCAAATCAAGGTTCAGAGTCTTAATATCAGGTCGTAGATTTGGTAAGACTTATTTAGCTGTAACTGAAATGATGAAGTATGCGTGTCAACCAAATAGAAGAATTTGGTATGTAGCACCTACATTTAAAATGGCTAAAGAGATTGTCTGGGGAACTCTTAAAGAAATGCTTAATCAGTTTAATTGGATTGAGGATATTAACGAAACTACAATGACAATAACTATTAGAAAAACTAATAGTCAAATATCATTAAAGGGTGCAGATAATTATGATTCACTTAGAGGTACAGGATTAGACTTTTTAATCTTAGATGAGTTTGCAGATATAGATAAGCGTACTTGGTATGAGGTATTAAGAGCAAGTATATCTGATAGATTAGGCCATGTACTATTCTGTGGAACACCTAAAGGTTATGGTAATTGGAGTTATGAATTATATCTTAAAGGTAAGCAAGACAATGAATGGGATAGTTTTCAATACACCACAATACAAGGTGGAATGGTATCAGCAGATGAAATAGAACAAGCTAAACAGGATATAGATATTAGAACCTTTAGACAAGAGTTTGAGGGTACATTTGAGAACTATGCTGGTAGTGTTTATTATAACTTCCACCCTGTAGATAATGTTGTTAAACGACAGATAGATTGGGAAAAGCCTTTGCATATAGGAATGGACTTCAATGTTGACCCTATGTCAGCCTGTGTTGGGCAAATAGAAAAAGATAAAGTTTATTTTGTAGATGAGGTTATCATTTATGGAAGTAATACTGATGAAATGGTGCAAGAACTAAGAGATCGTTATGGAACTAAAATGCAAATATTTATATATCCTGACCCAGCATCTAAACAGCGTAAGACTTCTGCTGGTGGTAGAACTGATTTATCTATTTTGCAGAACGCTGGATTTAAAGTTAAAGTTAAAAACAAACACCCAGCAATACGAGATAGGGTCAATGCTGTGAACAGTAGGCTTAAAGATTCTAAAGGCGAAAGACATATTTTTGTTTCACATTCTTGCAAAACGCTGATAAAAGGGTTACAAAGACAAATATACAAGGAGAATACAAATATTCCTGATAAGGAAGATGGATTCGATCATATGAATGACGCACTAGGTTATATGATTGATTATTTAAAACCATTAACTACTCAGGCAAGATTTAACTCTCCAACAAGATGGACAATGAAGTAATTTATGGCATACACTAGAGATCAAGCAATCGACA